ATGACAAAACAGGACGAAACATCCCCGGAAAAAGGGAAGTCGAACTATTACCCACATAGAAAAATCCGGTCCCTCATGAACAAGCCAATGAAAAAAAAGAAACCGCCCATGGAAGACAGCGCCGCTCCTTTTCCCAATGGAAAAGAAGCCGCTCCCCATTATACGGATACAATTGATCCGGAATTGATCACCCCCACTCCAAAACCTACGCCGCCCAATGCGGAACCTTCCGCGCCCGGTTCCATGAAGATGCCGGATAACGCTACGGAAAAAATCAGGGAGCTGGATGCCATGCGCTCCAACGGCATGGGACAGGCCCTCACAAGCAACCTGGGAGTTAAAATATCCGATGATCAAAACACACTTAAAGCAGGAAGCAGAGGCCCATCTCTGCTTGAGGACTTCCACTTTCTGGAGAAAATGGCTCATTTTGACCAGGAGCGGATACCGGAACGCGTGGTTCACGCAAGAGGTTCCGGGGCACATGGTTATTTTCAGGTGTACAAATCCCTTTCCAAGTACACCAAAGCGGCTTTTTTGCAGGATCCGGGAGAAAAAACCCCGGTCTTTGTGCGTTTTTCCACCGTGCAGGGCTTCAGAGGATCTCCGGATACAGTAAGGGATATCCGCGGTTGGGCCACCAAATTCTATACCAAGGAAGGCAACTATGATCTGGTAGGCAACAACACGCCCGTCTTCTTCATTCAGGATGCCATCAAATTTCCGGATTTCGTCCATGCCGTCAAACCGGAACCCCACAATGAAATGCCCCAGGGGCAGACGGCCCATGACTCTTTCTGGGACTACGTCTCCCTGCAGCCGGAAACTCTGCACAATGTCATGTGGGCCATGTCGGACCGCGGCATCCCCAGAAGCTTCCGTACGATGGAAGGTTTCGGCATTCATACGTACAAATTGGTCAATGAAGAAGGAAAAAGCACTTTCGTCCGTTTCCACTGGAAACCGGTGTACGGGAAAAAATCCCTGGTGTGGGATGAAGCCCAGGTATTGACAGGACGCGATCCTGACTTCCACCGCAAGGATCTCTGGCAATCCATTGAAGCCGGAGATTATCCGGAATACGAGCTGGGTCTGCAGCTCATCCCGGAAGAGGACGCAGACCAATTCGACTTCGATATTCTGGACCCTACCAAGCTCATTCCTGAAGCACTGGTTCCCGTGGAAATCGTCGGGAAAATGGTGCTGAACCGCAACCCGGACAACTTCTTTGCGGAAACGGAACAGGCAGCCTTCTGCCCCGCCAATATCGTGCCGGGCATTGACTTTTCCGACGATCCTCTGCTCCAGGGCCGTATTTTCTCTTACAGCGATACCCAGCGGCACCGGCTGGGTGGAGCCAATTTCACGGAAATTCCCATCAACCGCCCCATTTGCCCCTTCCACAACAACCAGAGGGACGGCTTTCACCGTATGCAGATAGACGCCTCTCCGGCCAACTATGATCCCAATTCCATCGGGAACAACTGGCCGAGAGAAACTCCCCCGGAGAAAGGCGGCTTCACCACCAGCCCCCAGACGGTAAGCGGTGTCAAGGAACGTCTGCGGAGCCCCTCCTTCGCGGAATACTATTCCCACCCGCGGCTGTTCTGGATGAGTCAAACTCCCGTGGAACAGGAGCATATCATCAACGCGTTCAGTTTTGAGCTGGGGAAGGTGACGCGCCCCTATATCCGGGAACGCGTGGTGGACCTTCTGACGCGCATTGATCCGGACCTGGCAAGCGGAGTGGCCCGCAACCTGGGAATTGAACTCACCAGAGAACAACTCGGCAGGGAACTTCCCAGGCCCGTCTGCGGACTGGAAAAAGATCCGTCATTGAGCTTGTACGCCCATACGGACGGCAACCTTAAAGGCCTCCGCGTCTCTTTACTGGCAGCGGACGGCGTCAGCCTGAAATCCGTGAAAGAAATCTGCGACGCCCTGCATGAAGAAGGTATCCATCCCCAAATCATTGCCCCGCACATGGGAAGCGTAACAACGGAAGAAGGGGAAAGTCTGCCGGTTAATGGGACTCTGTCCGGCACTCCTTCCGTCCTGTTTGACTCCGTCATCGTCCCGGAAGGAGAACAAAGCATCGCAGCGCTCCTGAAAGACGGAGATGCCAAGTATCATTTGCGCCAGGCCTACAGGCACCTGAAAGCCATCGGACTTCCCGGCAACGCCAAAGCCATGCTTGAGGCAGCCTCCCTGCCCCAGGATATGGATGACGCCGGGCTGCTCATGCCGAAGGACACCAAGTCCCTGATGCTCCCCTTCATCACGGCCATGAAACAGCACCGCGTCTGGAGCCGAGAACCTAAAACCCTTGATTTCGGAGCCTAGATTCGTTTCTTATACAGGAACCGCTTCCATTTACGGGCTGCCCCGCCGAAAGGTGCGGCAGCCGTTTTTCACTAAAAAATCCGGGGGAGTTAAACAACACTTCGGGCAAATTGAAAAAGGGAGGGAGATACACTCAAAACGGGAACGGAAACCGGAATACAGCATGATGATAATTCCTTCTTAAAAGAAAACCCCACAAGCCTTTAAACTTGCAGGGTTTATTAATGGTACACGGAGAACTATATTTCTATTTAATAATAAGTATATTATGAAATAATAGCATTATAAATAGCATTACCTGCCATATCACTTCCACTTCACTCCCTTCTCCTTCAGCTCAGTCACAAACTCCTCATACTCTACGTCACTCATCGTCCCCTTCAACTTCTCTACCAGCTCTTTCCTCTTATCTTTCTTTACCCGGCTCACAGCCTTCACAACCTCGGAAGCTCCATCCATCTTCACCCGGTTTTCCATAAGTTTCCTTTCATCTTTGTCTAAACCCGCCTCTTGGTACACTCTCAAACGGCTTGCCAAATCCAAACCTTTCACTCGCGCCATCAACTCCTTCCTCTCTTCCATTTTTGCTTTCCGTGCTTCCTTCTCTTCTTTTTTAGTCGCTTGGATCAATCTCTGCTGCTCTCTGGCTTTAGCCATCTCATTATCCCACAGATGCCCCCATGTTCCGGCCATACTCTTCGTCTCTTTCACAATACGCCCCATCACCTGCACCGCGGCTCCAATCTCCGGCCTTCCTGCCGCCGCAAACAATCCCATACCATTCAACCCTCTTCCCAACTGATTCATTACCTTCCCATACTCCTCTTCCTCACCGTTATACATCCTCACTACACCTTCTCCTCCTCTCCATAACGCCTCAGCATGATCGACCATCGTATTACTAAACTTCATGTACTTTTCGCCAGCCAGTTTTGAATAGATGAACTCTATTACCTCAGCCAATCCAAAAATACCGGAAAACGCCCCCATCGCTCCACTCACCGCAAACCCTTTCCACCTATCCCACAAATCCAACTCTTCCTCATCGTCACCTTGCCCCATCACCCACTTAAGAAACTCCACAATCACCTGATTCATGATCCCATACACTACCCACGCCTGACCAAACCGCCACGCAGCCTCTCCCATACCAATCTCTCCCCTCTTCCACTTCGCAATCGCCATATAACTCAACGCTATCTGCTTGCGCGGATCAGAGCGGAACATCATAAACATACGCCCCAGCGCGTTCGCATGAATCTCCCAAGGGCTCTTCTGCTCTGTCTCAATAGGTTGAGCCGTCCTCCGCACCGCTTTGTCCAGCGCGGCCAACGCCCTCTGCTCCACAACCTCATCACTCAATCCCTCTTTCATGGCTATCTTCTTGGCCGCCATATACGCAATACCCCCGGAAAACGTTGTAAATGCCGCATCAGTCAATCCAATCGGCAACATCCCGGCTTCCACGGCATCCCCCAGCATGCTCACCTTCATCCTGTTCGCCGTCAAAGCCTGCCTCATTTCAGGGCTCATGCCCTGCATCAGCCTTTGTTGTATCGTCGGACTCATCCAAACCTCCGCCAACTGTCCCGGATTCGCCAATGCCCCAATAAACCCTTTCATGGCATCTGAGGGGGACATATCCGCCATGCTGGAAAACATGGCCGGGAGCTGCTTCAGACACGTCTTCAGGTTATATGAAAGCGCACCCTGAGCCATCGCCCCCAACACCCGGCTCACTACTTGCTGAGCTTGTCCGGCTCCGCCCGAATCCTGCGAACCGTCAAATTCTAAATCCTTTACCCACTTGGTCAAATGTGTCCTTGCCTGCGCCCCATGCACCGCATCAATCTTGTTCCCCAGCTCTCCATTCAGCAACACGGCCTTCATATCCCTCATAATCTCCGCAAAACTCGCCCAGTGATCCATCTGCATACTGTGCGCCCAATACGCATTCACACAACTCACCACACGCGGCAGCGCATAATGCTTCCGACGCATCTTGATGCTCCCCACACTCAGCCATCCGCTCCCTCTGGACTCCATCGGATCAACGGCTTCAGCGGCATTATCCGTCACGAAAAACCCCGGAGCATAATTCTGTACTTTAGGCATATCACACCCAAACAACCTCCTGTACACCTCATTATACTCCTTATATCCCCGCTCATACTCCTCCCCTAAATACTCCGCCACCCGCAACGCCCGCACATCAATATGATCCCTCACCTTCCCAATCGCAGCCTCGTCAAAACCCAACGCCTCCAGATTATCCTCATACTCCGGCATCGCGGACATCTGGAGCAAATACGCCGCCTCCAAATCGCTCATCTCCATCTCCACCAGCTCCGCGCCCTGCTCCAGCCATGAAAACTTCACAAACTCCTTCCTGCTCTTCGCCGGAATCTCGCTCAACGCCATCTTCAGGGCATCCATCGCCTTCTGATTCTTCGCCCACTTCGGCATCTGCTCTGCTTCCATCTTACCCTCCGCAACCGCCAGCGCCTCTTCAATCCGCACCCGCTCACTCCTGAACTCGCCTGGCATCTTCACCTCAATCCCCCAAGTCCGATTCTCGCTTAAATCCTTCAACATACCATCCACCACACGCCTCACGCCCAGCTTCACCTGACCATCCACCTTTCTGTCAGCCCTCTTCAAAAACTCCTCCGGCCTCGCAATCCGGTACAAGGCACCGTAATACCGCAACACTCGCCTCTGTCGCACATCATTAAACTCCAGCCGCGCCTTCCTGATGCCCTCTGCAAAATACTCCGTCACCTTCCCCTCTCCAAACAAATCCTCCATCAAATTCTCAAAACTCACAAACCCCCGCACCAAATTCCGCATCCCCTTACCCACACCCACATCATGCTTCGCCGCTCCGGTGCGCTCATTCACGCTCACCGGCTGCTCACGCCCCAGCCCCTTCCCGGCCTCATCCAGCAAATCCGCAATACGCTCACGCCGATCCTCCCAAAACGCCTCATTCGCCAGCCTCCCGGCAGAATACATCTCCTTCAGGGCATCCAGCGCGGCCTGCACTCTTTCCAAATCAGCCGTCAGCCTCCCGTGCATATTCCTCTCATACAACCCGCCAAACGCATCCAGCGCACGTACCCACTCCACCGCCTCATCATACTCAGCCCCGCCAATCAATGCCTTCTCCTCCACCACCTTCTCAGCCGTATTCTTCGCCGTTTCCAGCTCATCCGCATCCAACTCTAACGCCCTCTCCACCATATCCAGCCGCTTCTGAATCTCCGCATTCATCTTCCCACGCCGTACCCGGTTCTCGCCCACGCTTGCCGCCGCCCATTTTCTAAACCGTTCAAACTCCTTAAATCGGCTCTTCTTCCCTTCATTCACAATATGCCAATCCACATACTTCACCATACGCATCAGCGCATTCATCCGCCCTCTCCACGTCTTCTTCGCCATCACCTCCTCCCGGTAGGAAGCAACAACCTCCGGCCTGATCCCTCCGCGCACGTCCTTCGGCAGCTCCGTCACCACGGCATCACATACGGCCATCACGGCCAGCATCCGCTCCCTCACAGCCTCATCATCTCTTCCCTGCTCATCCTTATACACTCCATCCCTTGTAAACCCGTTCGCCTGCAACGCGCTCTCCAGCCGTTTCTGCATTGCTTCATACAACCTTGCTTCCTGTTCAAAAGCATGCCCCTGCACCCCAGCCAGATAATCCCACACACTCTGCCCACCACGCATCATCCGCATGGAAAACGTAATATCCGGATTCTTCGGATCATACGTCCCCCGGTTATCCGTGGCGGACTTGATCTGCGTGGAAGAGAACACTATCTGCATATTAACAGGCCCACGGGACATGAAGCCATCACGTCCAAGCGTCTCCGCGACCGCACGAAGAGCCGCTTCCTGACCACCAATAGTATAGAGTTCGCTGATAATATCCGCGTCGTTCACGCTGCTGTCCACAATCGCATCAACCGTTTCTTTCAACGCCTTCCGATACCACGCTTTCCCAGGATAACCATTCGCGCTACTCGCATAATCAGAAACAATAAGATCTCCGTCAGGGTCAAGATGTTCTATCACGCGCTCGACGTCTTTCTTGCTCAGTGAAAGTTTTTCCGCATCAAACGGATTGCGCAAATTCAGAAAAACTTTAAAAAGATGTCCGCCCTTCGGCGCAAAGCCTTCCGCATAACCTTGATCATCCGTGAAATAAAAGCCGCGTCCTTTCACTGCGCCGTTCTTCATGGCGAACTTATGTGAGAACGTGTTGAACTTCGCCCCGCTCCCATGATACACCACCCTCGGCTCCCCGTTCTCGTCAACTACCTTGCTGGCATTCTCCGGGTCATGCTCCCAATCCCCAAACCAATTCTTAAACGCCTCCGTGCGCACGGAAAGCCACTGGTCTTCCGTCAGATTCGTATTCGCTCCGTTAGGCGCCTTCATGAACGTCCCGTCAGCGACCGCCTTCTTCTTGATGGACGCCTTTTCCCTTATAGAAAACGTCGCCGACCCATCCACATAATCCGCCCACGCTCCCCCGGTGGACTCGTCCGCAAACGCCGTAATCTTGATGTCGTTCCCGTCAAAAATCACGTAATTATACGTCTGCTTCTCCTCCGCCTTCCAGCGGGAAAAACCGTCTGCGTACCTGATGCCCTTCACTCCATGCCTTAACAGAAACTCGCTCGCCTCTCTGGGGCTTCCCAAAGCATCCTCCAACGAGCGGTAAATCTTGCCCCCCATCCAATACCCATTTTCCGGATCCTTGTCGTTGAACAAAGAATACGCTTCTTCCTTGCCCTCATCCAGAAGCCAATCCCCTATTCTGGATGTTGTAGATGAGCCGTACCCTTTATCCCAAAACAGCAGCTCCCCTCCTTCCATGAAGTCCAAATAATCCTCCACATTCAGCTCCACGCGGTAATTGGAAGGCATGCCCGTCCTGACCTCTATCTCGTCCAGATGATCAAGCAAATATTGGTAAGCTATATTTTCAGCATCGGCCTGTCTTTTTGCCTGGGGATATTGGTCAGAATAACCTTCATTGATGCGGATATCTTCCCTCAATTCCTCCTTAATCGCTTCTATCTTCCCCTTATCCCCTCTGGCGTCAGACAAATCGCCAAGAACACTATAAACGGCATCCAACACGCCTGGTTCAAACCGATTGACATGTTCCGGGAAAACTATTCGGTCGCGCAACCCTCTGGCCATATCATCCACATTGGAAGCCTCCAACTCCCTGAACCTCCATGTCGCCTTGTCCTGCGCGAACTGGTTCAGATAACTCCGGTTCACCTTCGGATTCTCCGCAAAATACAGCCCCCAGCCATACGCCTGCGCTCCCTCGCCCTTGCCCATGAACGCCGTATCAAACTTCCGGAAACTGTGAGGACTTGCATGCAGAGCGCGGACAGACATCGTTACATCGCCATCCGGCTTCACCACCACCGCATTCTCCGCAGCCAGAACCCCATGCTCATCAAAACCACCTTGCGCCTCCACATCCTGCACACTCACCTCACGCCCTTCTCTTCCTTGTCCAGCTAAATCTCTGTCAACATAATTGACAAACTCCTTCAACAACGCTACCCTTCCCTTGTGGGGTACTCCATCCCCTGCCTCGCCCGTGTTTGGGACGCGGGGTCGTTGCAGGGTGGCGGAAGTACCCTTCATGCTATCTACGTCCTCCACCGTGGAAGCATCCAGATCATAAAACAACTCCCCATTCTTCCCCTCTGCCACGGCAATATTCACATAGGCCAAATCAGCACTCCCATCATCGGAAGCCCCCTTGAAATCCGCTTTCGTCAAATAATAATGAAATCTGGCTATATTAGGCTTACGTTTCAAATCTGAATTCTCGCCGGAATAAATAAACTCAGCCCGCCCGGCCAACTCCGGCAGCACGGCTAACGCAGCCAAAACCCGTCTATCGGCTGCATGCTGTTTCACTTCCCTCCACCCCTTGCCTCCCACCTGCACCCGCTTCCCGTCCCCCATCACCAGCGCATACCCCTGTTCCTGAGTCTCCTTCTGCAACACTCTATACCGTTCCCGAATATCCCCCAGCGCATCCTTCAAATCAGAAGCATACGCTGCCGGCACATCCGCAGCAACAGGCTCCATCCCCTCCACCCGGTGGAACGCATCAGCCACACGCCGGGCCTCCGCCATCGGTACGCGCCTTACCCTGTCCCCCATGCTGAAACTCACCTCCTGCCCTTCCCCTCGCGCCGCATACCGCTTATACCCATACACCACGCTATCATACACCGCGCTCAACAACTCCCCGGAATCGGCAAAATCAAACCCGGCCTCATTCGCCGCCTCCAGCACATCGGACACACGCCCTTCCCGGCTGAAAAACTGCTCTGCACGCGCCACCACCCGTTGCTCAAAACTCTTCCCCAGCGTACCATCCTTCCTGCGTCTGCCCTTGGCCGTCCGCGTCGTCGTCAGGGCATCATAAATCCGTTGCAGCTCTCCGGTTAAATCGGAACCGGCCTCAGCCGCCGTCTTCGGGTGCGGCAGCCTCCCGGCCACCCACTCTCCAATCTCCGGCACATCCCCCATCGCCTCCGCCTCAATCTGCGCCTGTTCCTCCCTCCTCGCGCGCTCCGCAATCGCCGCCTCGTCAAACCCGGCAAAATCATTCAACAGGCGGCGAAACTTCTCGCTCATCTTCCCCTGTACGTCCGCGCCCAGCATCTTCTTCGCCAGCATCACATCCTGTGCAAACTCAAAATACTTGGCAAACAACAAAGCGAACATCTTGAACCACCGCCGCAACTTATCCGGCAGCCTCTCATCGGAAATGTGCCCCATCAAATGTGCTCGCGCCGCCTTGCTCACCCCTTCGCAAACCGCCTGTAACCTGTCCACCCCTTCCCCGGTCGCCAAAAACGTCTCACCCGTTGCACCCTCCAGCCGCTTCAGTTCATCCTCAAACTCCGCCACCGTCCACTCATTATCCTTAATCAACACCTTCGTCATCCCCTCCGTCCACTCCTCATAAACGTCAAACGGATTAGCCCCCCGGTACAATCTGCTCACCACCTCATACCGTCCGTTCGCAAACTCCTGCGCCACATTGGCTCCGTACACCCGCAACCGGGCAGCATCCACCCCGGCCTCCACTCCCATCTGCGCCGCATAAATCCTCTCCCGGCCTTCGGCAGACTTACGCATAAAATCACCCTGTGTCTTCAACTGCGCCAACGTCATCGGCACACTCAACTTGCTCCGGTCAAAACTCATCCGCCCATCCTGCCCCACATCGCTCAAATGCTGCATCATCTCCTCATTCGCTTCATCCTGCACCCTCCCAACATACCCCTCATCCTTATCCCGGTACTGCCGCAAGCTGCTCTTCAGCCCGGCCACCACCTCATCCTCCCGTTCCTCCAAATGCCGCAGCACGGCCTCATACGCATCATCATACGTATCATAAAACTCCGGCCTGTCCCCCAGCTCCACCACATACTGCATCTCCTCCGTAAACTCATTCATCTCCTCGCGGATCGGACTCGCCCCGAACTCCCGCAACTGCTCATTCACAGCCTCCACATACTGCTTCATCGCCTCCTTCTCATCCACTTGCCTTCCACCCTTGCGCTCCGGCACAGGCCCATGCTCAAAACTCAGCACAGGCCCACTCCCCACCTCGCTCACGCCGCCGCTCTCCGGCCCCTTCACACCCACCACAGCACCCTTCCCCTCCTGCACCTCCGCTCCATCCACACGCACCTCATCCACCCCTCGCGCCGTCTCCGCCGCATGCGCTTCAGCGGCGGCCACCACATCCATCGTCCTCACCCCGCCGCGGGCAGCCAGCTTCCTCATCCCGTCCGCGTCACCCAGCCCCACCTTCACGCCGTCCACCTCCTTCCCATAATTTTGGCGCATAAAATCCTGAATCCCATCCTGCATCATCGCATACCGCGCCACGTCACTCTCCTCCGCCCGCATCCGGGCAAGCAGGGAATCGCTAAAACCAAACGTCCGCTTCAGCTTCCCATACTCCCGGCTCAACTGCCGCTGCATCCCGGCCTCAGCCGTAAACCGCGCCCCGGCCCCCACCAGCGCAAACGCCAGCACGGAACCAAACAACTCCATATTCTGGTCACGGTTCGTAAAATCCTTCCAAAACCGCTCCCAATCAATCCCCGGAGCCTCCCCGGCCATCACGGAAGCCAAACTCTGCATCACAGGATCGGCCAAATCCTGCAACTTCTCCGTCGTCATCTCCTCGCCCAGCACCATTCCCCCAGCCACGCCGGAACGCGCCCCTGCCCGCAGGGCGGAACTCTTCAGCCGCATCGCCTGACGGCTCAGACTCAACTTGCTCATCCACTTATCCACAAACGCGCTCCCGGATCTCAACCCCATCACTCCCTTTGCCACGATCGCCCCGGCCCGATCCAACGCCCCTTGAACCGCGCCGCTCGCCGCCGCGCCTCCCAGCCTCGCCAGCCTTCCGCCATCCGGCCGCTCCTGCACGGCCTTACTGTAACTATCCCCGGCATAAGACATCGCCGCCACTCCGGCCCCCACGCCGGAAAAACTCAACGCCGTAATCGGCACAGACCGCACCGCGCTCAGCACCCCATTCCCAAACCACCCATACTCCGGCTTGTTAATCGGCCTGTACGTCCCCTGCGCCATCGCCAGAAAAGCATCCAGCCTCCGGCCATACTCATCCGCCGCCTTCGCGTCAGCCTTCAGGGCAGACCCGTCCCCGCCAAACAACTCCTTCACTCCCCCCGCCACATCCAACTGTGCGGCAATCCCGCCGCGCAACAAAGACCTGATTCCATTACCTAAATCCTCCCAGCCACGGTTCCCGGCCTTCCATACATTCGCCATATAACTCCTCTCATTCCCGCCCTTGCGCTGCACAATCTCCGCCAGCGCATCCATCTGGGCATCCGTAAGGCCATCCATCGCCTTCAGGGCTTGGTGGATTGAAGCCATCCCCTCCGGCTGAAAAATCCGGTTCGCCGTCCCGTCAGCATACTTCACGGCCCACTCCAGCCCCTCCATCACGCGCGGCAATACCGGCTCCAGCCCTCGCCTTGTCCTCTCCGCATCCGCCTTCACCCATCGCAATGTATTCCCCACCTTCTTATACATATCCTCTCCCATTTGTCCCCTCTGCTCCCACAACGCCTGTCTTCCGTCCCCGCCCGTCAGCACAGCCTGCCTCACGCTCTCGGCAGCCCCCTTCAGCAACTCGTCAGCTTGTGCGTCCTTCTGAGCCTGACGACTCAAAAACATGTATACTGTTTGCCCAGGCTTATTAAAATCAACCTGTTCTCCCTGTTCCTTCAAACGGATGCACATCTGCTCCAGAACAGGCACTCCATTTCCAGCTTCCACCTGCCACTTTGCATAACCACCCTCATTCAAAGCCCAACCAAACACTATAGAGCGATAACGCATCTCATCTCCAATCTCTCCATCCGGTAGCTTCCGCTCTGCAAACCGCTTCTTCAAACCTTCCGGAATCTTTTTTAGATCACCGCAAAACACACTCCGGTGCCAAACCTCCTTATCCTTTCGCCGCTCCGCGGCAGCATCCTCATTCACACCGGCCTGAAAACGCAGCACATCCGTAAAAAACGGCAATCCACGCCGCTTCCTCGCCACAAAATAATTCTTCAACCTCTCCCTCTCCTCGCCCAACACCCTCATCTTCTCCGCCCTCAATGGATCATCCCCTCCTTTCCTCAAATCAGCGGCCAGCATCTTCCCCCTCTGATAACTATTCCAAGCGTCAGCCTGCCAGCCCTCCCCCTTCTGCCGCAAATACCGATCCATTGCCGGATCAATCTCCACAGGGAACAACTGCCTGCCCTCTCCGTCATCATAAACCGCATTCGCGCTCTCTTCCAAAAACTTATCCCTCTTCCCGCTACGTTCAAACTCCTTCGCCTGAGCCGCTACCTGTGAAATATCATTTCCAAACATAAAAACTTTTAACTATTAAACATTAACAAGAAACATCACTTCTCCCCATTCTCCCACGCCCATTTGGCCTCCACCATCCGCTTCAACTCACTCAACTCTGCTGCCGAACTCGTTTTAATCACATGGACAGCGGCCTGATAACACCGTTGCAAATCATAACCCTTCATATCCACCTTGCTCAACACCCTCCTCCACTCATTCCGCCCCTGAACTTCATACCCCCAATTTCCATCCAACGGAGGCAATAACGCAGCATTCCCCGCAACATTCACATCTATGCCAAGCTCATCCATTGCCTCGCCTTCTTCAACATCCCTGCGAGGGACAACAACTGGTTCAGAAGCGGCAACTCCGGAAAATTTCACATTCTCACTCCACTCCGGTACAACTTTTCCACCGTTCACCGCTAACCTCATCGCCTGAGCCCGAATCTCCTCACGGCTTGCCCCCGGATTCTCACGCACCCACTTATCCAACCCTTGTTGTACTTGATATGCCATCCCCATCACACGCTCATGCACTTTGAAATCAACTAAACCATCATCATCCTTCCATTTCCCAAAACTACCGCTATCCACCAAACTCTTCACAACACTCGCCGCTTCCCTGGCCGCCCCCCGGAACCGTGCGGGCACATTCCCCATGGCCAGATCCTTCAGCTCCGCCATCATCCTCTCCTTCGTCGTCTTGGAAAGCATGGACGTGGCAATCTCCCTCTCCACCTCCGCATACATCGTCCCGTCAACATCCAAATCAGGCTCATACCCCCGCAACAAACCATCCACCCGCATAAAATCCTCCGGACTCGTGTACAACTCCGCCTCCTCCTTCCCCATCTTCTCCACAGCCTTCCTCCGCCGCTCTTCCGCCGCCCGCAAACTCATCGCGTCATCCACGGCCACGCGCCCCTCCTTCACATCCTTCTCCAAATCATTTCCCCGGAACTCCCGGCCCTCAAACGCATCCATCACATACCCCTGAGCCACTCCGGCCTGAGCCTTGCGCCTTGCCGCCTCCGCCTGTTTCCGGAACCCCTCAATCACATCCGGCCTACCCTTCACCGCATCCAGCCCTCCCGACTTCTCCAGCGCATCCAACCCATGAAAAGGATCTCTCTGAATCGCCGTCTGCACCCTGCTCTCCGTCTCCTTGAAACTCACATCCTGAAACATCAACTGCTGCTCATCCGGCTCCATCACCCCCTCCGCGCCAGCCGTCTGCACCGCTTCCCTCGCGCCATAATAATCCCCACCCCTCAGGCAAAAATCATACCTCGCCTTGAAAGACTTGGCAGCCCTCTCCTTACTCGCCAGCAACTCCCTGCGCCCGGCATCAATACGGCCCGTTGACGTAAACGCATCATACCACAGCCGCGCCCGCTCCTTCACCTCCGGCGTCTTAAACTTAACCTTGCGGAACATAGGCCCCAGCCTCTTGCTCACCAGCGCATTCCAGCGGGCCTCCCTCCCCGGCTTATTCCCCGCCGCCAGCTCGGCATTATCCCATAACCCTCTCTCCTCCTCCATCAACCTCTTCACATCCTCAAAACTCCCCGCATCGGCCATCCTGTCCGCCTTCTCCTGCAACCGCGCCCTCTCCTCATCCTCCCGCGCCAGCAACCTCGCCCCGGCCCCCATCTCCCCGGCCACCTCCGCCGCCGCGCGCGCCGGAGCCGTTGCGGCCCCCGTATCAGCCAGCACAGGCTCATGATACCCGCTCAACAAAGAAAACTTATCCATATCTACTTGAAAGCATTAAAAGCCGTTGCGCCGCCCTGCACCACGCCGCTCAGCAAACTCCCGAATCCGGACACCTTGCCGGCCCGCTCCGCCTGCCTCCCCTTCCACCTCTCCATCTGGGCCTGCTCCCTCATGGCGGAAGACCGCTGCAAACTGCGCGCCGCCAAATCATTCACCTCCTGCTCAAACCGCGTCGCAACCTTCATCTCCCTCCCCAGCGCGCTCCCGCTCCGTTCCACGCCGCTCGCCGCTGTCTGCGCGGCGGCCTGCCCTGTGGCCACCCCCTGCATTGCCCGCATCCTCATCTGATTCTCCGCGCTCTCCGCATCCAGCGCATCCGCCTCCCTGTCCAGCGCGGACGCATTATAATAAGCCGTCTGCCGCGCCTGCCGCCCGGCTTCCCTCTCGGCGCGTCCCCGGAACGCGCCGGCCAGCCCCTGAAGACCGGCCATACCTAACTGAAACCATTCCATAATATAATATCTATCAATAAACTACTTTGAAAACTGCACATCAAACCCCAGCAAACGCACATCGCCATCCCCGGCGCACCGCAACTCAAACACCAGCTCATCACTCCACACCCCCGGCACCGTCAAATCCTGCCAGCCGTCCAGCACATCGCCCCGGCTCCTGCTCAACTCCGTCAACCGCCCGCAAAACCCTGCACGCACCCCATCCGCCGCGCTCGCGACAAACCGCGCACGCACGCTCACACTCCCTGACTTTACCCCCGCACCCTGCTCAAACGCAAGCCCATTTGTAACCAGTACGGACTCATACGGCGCCCCGGCATCTCCCCCACGGCTCCATCCGTCCCGGAACACGCCGCACCCCTCCACCAGCCGCTCCAGACTAACCCGGCCATCACGCTCCACAGCCAGCCACACCTCATCGGCATCCTGCCCATCCATCACGGCCACGCTCAACGCCCTGCCGCCCCCTCCCAGCACATGCCTCGTCCACGCGCACACCCGCTGCTCGGCATTATACGTCAGAACAGCCAGCCCGCCATCAGCCCTCACCCCCCAAATCCTCACCTCCGGCACGCGCTGCACGGCCAGCCCCACAAACCCTCCCGGCCCGCCTGCATGCTCGGCAAACGTCGTCGTATCGGCGGCCCTGTACCCGTCCGCCTCAAAACTGTACCCCAGCTCCTTCACCCTCATCCCCCCTCTCTGGACAAACACGCATCCTCCATCCGTCGCCTCCGCATCCACCCGGCTGCACCCCACCCTCAACTGCACGGCAGCGCGGCAAAAATCAGGAGTCACCACGCCGCCCTCGCCTCCGCTCAGCCGCCAAACCTGGGCCGTGGAACCAATCAACAAATCATTCACGCTCTCCATCCACACAATCCGGTGGCAATCCTTGGCCGCCAGCGTCACCTGAATCGCATCTTCATCGCTGTCCCCAATCTGGAAATTGGCAAAATCATCCACCACGCTCCCCCACACCGTCTGTGGATTCGCCGCCGTCCCGGCCAGCCACAACCTCCCTTGGTGCATCGCCACAGCACTCGGCCACCCGCACCCTCCCCCAAACATCCCCCTGCTCCACACATCCGTCACCGCCCTCTCATACGGCAATCCGGCCCCCCCATACGTCTTATAACTCAACCTCAGCACCCTCCACTTCATCCCACCCATCTCTGCCGCCGTCCAAACCTGATCAACGCCTCTCCCCACGGCACCGGACAAAAAATTCACCATATCCATCCCCCCGCTGCGCCACCCGCACCACTTCCACTTCCTCGGCCAAAACCCATTCACCGTCACCTTGCTCTCGATCGTCTTGCCATCCTCCAAATCCCATACAAACTCGCCCCAACCGCCAAGACCAAAATACAACAACACCACACGCCCATCCTCCCTCTCCACACACCCGGCCAGCCCCAAAAAGGAACCCATCTTCTCAACCACCTTCCCATCCTCATACAAACACACACTCCCCATGGCAGCCTCCCCATCCGCCACATCCCCAGCACTCTCTCCGCACAACAACACAGCCCGGCCATCCCGCAACGGCATCACATGCCAGACAGCCTTCTTGCTCCCGGTCACCGTGCAGGCAGTCAAACTCTGCGCCACAGGATCATACACCGCGCATGCAACGCCATTATTGCAGGGGCAAAGCAACACCCTCCCGCCATCCACCACAGCGGCCCTCCGGTAACTCCCGCTTGTAACTGCCAGCCCGGAATGCGCCACCTTCTCCAAACTTCCATCCGCAGGATCATACACATAAAAAGCCGTCGCCATATACGGAGTCAGCAGCACCCGCCCATCATCCAGCAACACCGCCTCGCCAAAAAAACGATCCCCAACCCCTTCCAAAAGCACCTCACTCTCCTCCCCGCTCTCCACATCCAGCACACAACACCTTGCCCCTCCGCTGGTCAAAAACGCCCGGCCATCCTTCAACACACATCCCCCCACCCATCCGCAGCCATCATCCCGTTCCGCGCCCACCTTGCGGCCCCCGCCGTCCACCCGGTCAAACACATAACAACAGGCATGGGCCTTCCCTGCCAGCAGCAGCCTCCCCCCATCCAGCTCCAGCACCGTCCCCCACACCTCCTCCCAATAATCGCCAACCCCGGCAACCAGCCCCTCCGCCTCATAATCCCACGCATTCAGCCTCAACTCATGCCTGCCCCAGTTAGTCGCCGCGGGCTTATACTTCATCACCCGCAACTGCAAACGTGTAGGACGTTCACACGTGCCGCTGAACTCAAAATTCCGCCAATCCCCGTCCCATGACCAAAACCTGTGCAGCACCTCAAACTTATGAGGGCTCAAACTCTCATCCTCCGCATCCGCACCCATCAACTGAAACTCGCCCTGCCACCGCTGATCCTCATTCCCGTAAGTCTTCAGCGTCCACGCCCCCTCATGGCACACGAACGCCCTCTGCGGCCCATCGCTGGAAGCCCACCACTCCCGCATGCTGTTAAACCCGCTCCCAAATCGGCTCACCACCCATCCGGGAAAGAAAAACTCCGGATAATCAGCCAAACTCTTGCTCCCCTTATAATCCGTCCTCCCGTAATACTGCTTATAACATGTCCATGTAACACGCACATCGCCGCTCACCGTCCACAACTCCTGCCCCGCCAAAACAATCGTACCCGCAGCGGACAAATCAGGAACGGCCTCGGGCGGATTACCCGTCCCGGTCAACTCCGCGTGAGTCTGCGCCACCACCACCCGCTCCGCCATATGCTGAGTATAAAGAACACTCGTGCCAAACTCCTCTGAGCGGAACACATGGCGGTCAGCACCAAACATCAACCCACCCGCATCACGCTCAACCCATGCCTCCCCATCCTTGGAAATCGCAAACTCCCTCGGACTCCGGTCAAACTCCATCACCGCCAGCCTCCAATCATCATCGCCATGCCTCTCCAGCCTCTGCGGAGCCACCCTCCCGCACACCACCCACACCACGTCATTGCACTGCACCCACCGCAGCTCCGGCAAATCCTGCTCCGTCCACGGACTCTCCAGCCGGGCGGCCAAACTCCCATCCAGCCGGAACACCTCCACAAACCCCGCTCCAAACACCACCATATACCGCCGCTCATCACTCACATCCATCCCCATCAGCCGCACCCGCCCGCAAGCGGCCCCTCCATCCACCGCACACATCCTCTCCGCGCCGGGCCGCCGCATCAGCCCGCCGAACGTATGCACCAGAAAATTCACAATCGTCTGCGCGCTCCGGCCATACCCATCCACATCATACCTTATCGCCCCCATGCGGTTCCACTCACCTCCGGTAAACGCCACCCTCATCCCGCTCATACAATCCCCCTCCTCCCCCACGGAGACACCGTTTCATCTCTCCCTCCCCGTCCCATATCCTGCAACCGCGCCCGGTACTGCGCCCTCATCTCCAGCCGCCTCACATCCGCTTGCAGCCGTCCCTCCAAATCCCCGCGCCCGGTAACGGTCAACGCGCACAGGCACGCCAGCTTGGCGGCCAGCAACTCTCCATCCGCACAACACCACTCATGGGCGGCATCATCCGGCCTCACTAAATACACCACGCGCACCTCCCTCCCTTCCCCTGTCCAAAACAACCTCCCGTCAAACACGCACCACCCGGCCCCATCCACATCCACCACATCCACACAACCCTCCGGCAACGCCTCGCTCCGCACAAAACCGGGCAGCCGCAAATCCTCTTCACCCTCCAACTGCGCCACCCTCTTCGCCCACACAGGCTTCACCTCCTGCACAACATACTCCACTGCGCTCGGCCACATGGCTCGCAACACAGCCCCCACCTCCTCATCATCCAGCCCCGTCACAGGAGCCTTCCCCAACTTGGCAAGGGCAAAATTAACCACATCCAACTGCTTCATAACATCATCAAAAAACTAAGCTGAAAACGGAGGGCGGCCCGCAGACCGCCCCCCGCCGCTCCACGGCAACAAACATTGCCCGGAAACAACTCCTTACTGTGCGCACAGCACCTTAACAAACCCCTTCTCCTCCAGACGCGTTGCCCCGCAGGCAAACTTCGCGCGGATCTGCAACGCCTCATCCAAATCATCCCTCACGGAAATCTTCACCTTAAAATCATTCCACAGCCCGAACTGGGCGCGGCTCTTCACCCATGCAAGGCACTCCCTCACCCCCTCGGACTTGGGCAAAAGCTCCGTGCGGACAAACTTGAACCCCATAAACGTATCAACCTTCCCATCCACCAGAGCCTTCACGCTATTATAATCGTAAGAAGTCACCTCCGTCGTGCTCAGCAAATTAAGAATCTGCGCGGAAGAACACGCAAACACAAGCTGATCCCCGGCGGCGGAACTATCCTCCGTCCACGCATCCGCCTCCTGAAACATCTGCAACGTCCGGCGCAGCTTAGCCAGCGTCAGGCCGCTTGAGGCCTTCGTGCCGGACTCCACATAATCCTTGGCAACAACTCGGTCGTCTGGAAAAGCCTTAGCCGTCGTCCCGTCCTTACCCACAAAATTCTGCCCTAGAAACGCGGCAATCATCACATCATCCATCTTCCGGTTCGCCGCCATCCTCAACCCCTCCAGCGTCTTGCTCACCGGCAAATCCAAATCGCCAAGCTTCGTCGCGTCAAACTCGTCAAACCCTACCGCCTTGGTGAAAATGCGCGGACGCATGGAACGCCTCAACGTAGGAGCCTCATCAAGCGTGGTGCTCCCCATGCGCGTCGTCTTCTCCTTAAAATCAAGCACCCCGTACTGGTCAATAAACTTCACCTCCCCCTTGCAATCCCTGTCCACCGTCACCAGCTTCTCCAATGCGCTCACCTTCTGTTGCAGCAACACCCCCCACTTATTCGTGTACTTGACCTGATAATTATCGCTAATTGTAACTGCCATAATAATATAATAACTAAATGTTAATAACTCTTGTTCTTACTCGCTCTCCATGACCCTAAAACCCCATCAGGCGGTTATACTGCTCATCGGCATACCTGTGATTGGCATGGTTCGGATTCATAAACGCCTCATGTAAAGGGTGGCTCGGATCATTCATCATCCTCTCCGCCTCCGCCTTCCCCCCGGCAGCCGCGCCCCCGGGCATGTTAAGCCCCTTGGCAGGCTCATCCTGCATCATCGCCCCCATCTGAGCCAGAAGCCGGATCATCACCGGATTCGTGCCGATCACCGGATCATCCACCACGGCACGCACCTCCTCACCACTCACCCCGGTCATCTTGGCCAGCATCTCCAGCGCACTCACCGCACTCCTCACATGCGCCCCATATCCATCTCCCCACAACCCCTCCAGCTCAGCCTTCACAGCGGCCACGCGCTCAGCCTCGGCGGCATCCGCCGCCCTCTGAGCCTCTGCGCTCCGGGTGGCAAACTCATGCACAATCCCCGCAAAAGCCTCCTTCGGCACCCCCAGCTCCCAAGCCTTGCGGCCCAGCACCTCCACCGCCTCCGCATCCCACACCCCCTCCGGCAGCCCCTCCGGGGCAGCGGGCAAAAACTCATCGCCCGCAAACTCCTTATTCATCCCAAGAGCCTCCCTCCATGCCGTCATCGCCGCCTCATCCCCCAAATCATACCGCAGCACGGCGCCCGCTCCGGGCGCACCGCTTCCGCCATCTCCACCACTGTTGCCTCCGTCTCCTTCTCCTCCATCCCCGTCACCGTTTCCGGCCCCATCTCCACCAGCATTATTTCCGGCACCAGCCATCAGGCTCACCGGGCCGCCGCCATTTGCGCCCCCGTCACCTGCCTCCTCGCGCAAAAAACCATTCGCAATCAATTTACCAATAAACATAATATTTAATCTCTAGTCTTTAATACTTAATAAATCCACCAACGCCACCTCACGCATCCCCCTGTCCCGCTCCCGCCCGCCACGCTCAAACCTCACCCGTTCCACCCCCTGCGCCTGCTCGCCCAGACAACCCCGTGCCAGCTCCACCAACTCATGAACACTCCCCCACGCCAAATGCACATAAAACACGCGCCCCCCATCCACCAGCCACCCAAGCAACACAACCTCCCCGCTCATCGCCGCCACACCTCCCGCATCCAGTACCCGTCTGCACTCCTCCCACAAACGCTCATGGCTGCCCGCATACCTCACCGCCCACTCATACCCGCTCATCCTTGGTAAAAAACTTGAAAAACTCCACGGCGGCGGGGTCCGTGATGATAAAAGCCGGGTAGTCCGAGACTGTAAAAATCCTGCGGCCTTTGGTCTCCGCATGGACGGCCTCAACGGTCAAAGACACCGCATCAATCATTGTATAGGCACCATCCTCCGCAAGGGTCAGGACATCTTTTCCCAGCCTTGCCCACACCTGCACCGCCTGCCAGTCCTCACCCAATCCCACCAGCGCAGCAACTACGGACTCCATTGCCGGGGTCTGGTTCGCCGGAATTTCGTCCTGCGTATAGCGCGCCGGAGGTCTATAACCGCCCTTGTCCTGATAAATGGCCGTCAGGGTGAATTCCTCCCACTTGCCGGGCTGCGGGAACTGAATTTGTATTTCTGCGTCGTTCATCATTAGAGAGGTATGTTAATGTCCACAAAATCAGCCGTTTCTTCGGCTTCAATATCGTTTCTTGCCAATGCTTCCAGCGCGTAATAAACGGGATTGATGTTGCCGGGCTGGTAGAGGGTGCGCACCGCAGACCCAACATGCATGTACACATCCCCGCTCGCGTTCCCCGGCAAATCAGTAACTATCGAACTAATCCCCAAGCCCGTTTCAAAGGCATTAACGCCGCGCACCGCCGCAATTTTATGCAGCTGCACCGTCTGCCCTCCGCCCGTCAGCAAATAGAGGCTGCCGTACGAAATATATTCGCTCTCGAATTTGTACTGGGATCGTTGATGATAGATAATTTTATTAACGATTGAAGGTATAGGCTCGTTATGCGTCGCGGGCACAAAACTTGTAGTAGTTTTCACCCTCCACCCTGCCGCCTCGGAAAGAGCGTAAATCTCACGCACCTTGACCACGTAGCCCCCGCGGGTCGCATCCCGTACATTATCAAATGTGATGTCNGGCAAATCAGTAACTATCGAACTAATCCCCAAGCCCGTTTCAAAGGCATTAACGCCGCGCACCGCCGCGATTTTATGCAGCTGCACCGTCTGCCCTCCGCCCGTCAGCAAATAGAGGCTGCCGTACGAAATATATTCGCTCTCGAATTTGTACTGGGTTCGTTGATGATAGATAATTTTATTAACGATTGAAGGTATAGGCTCGTTATGCGTCGCGGGCACAAAACTTGTAGTAGTTTTCACCCTCCACCCTGCCGCCTCGGAAAGAGCGTAAATCTCACGCACCTTGACCACGTAGCCCCCGCGGGTCGCATCCCGTACATTATCAAATGTGATGTCCAGAATTTCGCCGCTGTTGTGGGCCAGATTATTGCCAGGGATAATACTGTACGATCCCTGGGTTAAATCAGATCTTGTCGTTTTGCTGCCTCGTCCGATGCCTATGGTAATTTTGCCTGCGCCGAGTATGCGCCACGGAATGGAGAATCCCGCAAAGTTGGAATAATTATGTTGACCGTTAGGCCCTGTGAAGGGAAAGACAATCGTGCTGTGAGTCCCGGCAGGCACTCTAACCTGCGCATACTGGCCGGGAATGAGAGCGGTAGTTGCCGCCGTCCCTGTCGCCGTAATGCTGCCCGTGTTGAGGTAGGCGTGCTGGGAAAAAATGTCCGTCACTCCGGCCAAGCCTGCGGCATGCAGGCGGTTAACCGCCCCCGTATCGGTCAGCGCCCCCACGGCAAGCGGAATGTTCACCCCTCCGTTGGCGTTGACAGTCCCGTCAAACGTGCCTCCCGCGGCAGTGATATTGCCGGCCAGCGTCATGTTGCCGGAGGCGTCCACCTGCGGTATGGCCGCCAGAGCATTAGCCGCCGCCGTCGCGGAGTTGGCCGCGCTGGTGGCGGATGTTGCGGCATTATCGGCAGACGTGGACGCGGCAGCGGCGGACTGGCCAGCCGTCCGCGCCGCAGCCTCGGCGGTCGCGGAAGATTGGCGCACATCCCGCCCCAGGCTGTCCAGTTGCCGCGCGGTGGCCAGCTCCATCCCTCCCAGGGTGATGCCGTCGTCATAGTCCACCACCACGGTCATCAAGGGAGCCATCGTACCATTCACGGTGGGCGGGTTGGACACCTCCGTGATCAAACCGCGTCCGGGGACGGAAGGGGTCAGGACGGCGTGCATGCCCAGTGCGTAGGGCGTCATCTCGGTCCCCTCACACACCTGGATGATAATGACATCCCCGCGCGTCAGGGGAATGCCCGGCGTAAATACCCACGTGGCCGTCTGACCGCTGGAAAGGTTGGACACATAGGCGGAGGTGCCAATCAGGCTGTAAGCTCCGTCCGTCAGCCTCCAGACACGCAGGCAATACTGATTGGTTGCAGGGTCGGTGAAGAAATACACGGTTGAAATGCTTTTCAGGCGGCAGCTGTCGGGCAGATGCCCCGCCAGTATCTCGTCTCCCCACGTCATCGCGTAGCCTCCGACGATGGTCCAGGTGTCGGCAGCGTCTCCGCTGGACAAGGTAGATTGCCCGGTTGCCGCAGCCAATTCCACTCCCGCATCCTTGAGCGCACCCGGCAATTTATTTGCTACAGCCTCATTGACCAATTCCCCGCTTTCCACCTGTTCACCCAGAGTTTCCACAAGCCGCTTTGCTTCATCCCGAGCCGCTTCGGCCTGTCGTACAAGTTCCTCGACCACAATGGACGGGTTTTCCACAATGGTTACGGAGCCGTCTTCCGTTTCGGGGATGGAGACATCAAGTGCACCAGCTACGGCCGCGGCATCTTCCGTTCCATCCGGAGGCGTAACGCGAGACACTACATGCACGGCTCCCTTCAACAAGGGGTATTCTTTGCCTGATGCGTCGGTCAGAAAAATATCATAAGCGCCGCATCCGGCGGCCAGCCTCGGCCATGTCACCAATGCCGCACTCGCCCCCGTAACGGCACAGTCCAGCATGATCACCCCATCCTGTACCACCGCTCCGCGGAGCGTCATGCCGCTGATGTCCATATCCTCACCGGATGGAGAAATAAAATGCAGCGCAAGAGACTGCGGCAGAGATTCCGTGGCGTGTACGTTGTAGTTGGCGGCTTGCCTCATGAAAATATGATGCGGCAATCCTCAAATCCGTAAATAACCGGGACTGGATATGCGTTTCAGATTTCGCAGGAGACAGGACCTTCCGTCCAGGAGTCATGATACCACCCTTCCGTGTCCGGAGGCGTGTACACATCCGTTTCCTCCGTCCAAATGCCACGGGAGGAACGGCCGGCCCAAATAGCCATGAAAATCACATCGGCCCGGTCCGGGGAATGCAAGCCCTTTCCCCGCATGTCTTCTTTGGACATGACGCGGAGGCGGCCTTTCTGGTCCCATTCCATCTGGCGTGTAGTCATCTGGCGGAATGTGACCGGGTCGAGTTCATCAATGCGGATCTTTCCGTTGACGATGTCGCGAGCCCCCAGTATCCACGCTTCGGAAATGGTGTTCAGGTAATGTTCCGGGTCTTCCCCGGGCAATCCTCCCCGGAACTCTTTAATACGGTAGCCGTCCCCTCCGCTTTCAACCGGTTCGGCCATTTGCTGGACGATAGGTAGCCCCAAACCGTCCGAGTCTCCCCATGCATTATGTGCCTCAATGCCGAGTTCCTTGAGACGGTTTGCCATCCGGCGCCGGGCCTGTACCGTGCTGGATTGTCTAAACGCCTGGTCCAGTCTGACAAGGGTTCCTTCCCGTACAGCAATGGCATTTTCGTCTCGGCCGGCTGCAAAATCCAAAGCGGCCCATTGTCCACCCGCCTTGAACGCCGGAGGATGGTCTATCGCATGTCTCAGTTGTTCCGGAGTAATGACCAGCATGTCTTCCCCTTCCGTCCATTCAGCAAGGTGCATGGAACGGTAGAGGGGATGTGATTCCCCGTAGGTTTCCAGGTCTTCCGCGCGTTTTTCCGGGCGGATGTGGGGACACATGTATGACGTGACCCTGGTTCGCCGCCAGTTTTTGGCCTCGTCGTGAAAGCAGCGGTAATGCTTCCCCATGGCCGAACCAGGGGAGGAAAGGTACAAATACCGGGTGACGGTGCATCGGTCCGCCGCCTCAAAAATACCGTCCTGAACGCCTTTCGCTTCATCCACGATATAAAGGACAGGTGTTGCCGCCGTCGCGTGATATCCTTCCGCCTTCTGTTCATCATTGGTAGAAAATATAGAGGTAAAGCCTCCTTCCGGAGTCAAAATTTCCATCTGGTTCCATTTCCAACCCCGGAATGCCGGATGAGACTGGTAAGCACGGATTGCGGGCCAGAGCTGGGTTTTTAACTGCCGCCAGGAACCGGACGTTAGAACAACACGTCCGCGGGGAAAGCAATACAGCCACCATAGTACAACAGGACCTACCAGGGAAACAGTTTTGCCGGAACCGTTAGCCGCTACAACAGCCGTGCGCCGGTAATCGTTAATGTCCTCATAGGTGTTGATCTGCCAGTCGTAGGGATCCAGCCCCAACACGGCAACGGCAAATTCAGCCACCCGTAAACGGCACCGGGATACTATGTCATCACACCGTTCCGCCATTCTCTTCTTCCGCCCTCTTTCTTCGGATGGCTTCAATTCTGTCCATGACGGATGCTATTCTGGCTTCGTCGCATTCCGTGATCATCTCTACAGGTCCCCCATTGGCTCCGGTGAGTTCCACGGACTTCCGTTCCCCGTAACGGGCATTTCTCTTCCCGGCCAGCCATTTACGGTATTCGGCTCTATTTTTGTCCATCTGCGCACAATCGGGGCTGCTTCCATCAAGTATTTCCAGGCCCTTTTCCACCAAGGCATCCGCTGATATCTCGCACGCGCGCGCGTAGTTGTCCGAAAAGTCCTCGTACTGCTCAATCCATCCATAGATTGTGCTCCGTTCCGGCATGTGCTTATCCCGTACGATTTGCAGTAGCATTTCCCCTTCGGCAATGCGTCTGCATATTTCGTCCGCCAAAGCGTCCGTGTATTTGGTCGGACGTCCTGTCCGCTTCGGCGGGATGATGGATTTTTTCTTCATTCTAAAAAGATTTTCCCTCTCATTTCCGGATGTTTTCGGAAATATAATTCCATGGATATACCATCTGTCAACATGGGCAGCCTAAATATTCCCGCTTTTATTTCCGCGTCATGCAATTCATCAATAGAGCATTCTCCTGCCTCAACTAACTTTACTAATCGTTGAAATTGTCTCTCATGCTCATTACCTTTCGCGTCACGCAGTTTTTCAATCTCTTTAATGTAATCAATCATATTATTTAAACAACAGTGTTAAACTTCTTAAAAAAGCCATACGCCAATAATATCTGCCGTGTATGCGATCATTCCAGTATCGCAGGAATTCTTCGGGAGACAATGCCAACATTTGCAGATGCCTGGATGGCATCTCCACTCCATCTGGCATTCCTTGTCTTGATTCAAATCCGTAAATTCTGCCGGCGTAATCATTTTTCTTGTCGAATGACGGCGCAAAATGGTCAGAATATCCTTGTCCGTTCCACTTCAAAAAGCCGATTTTTTCTCCCTTGATCCTCTTTTGGAAATAATCGCCTATTTTTTTCTTTTTAGTATCGTCGCAATTATAATGTACCCAGTGAATAAGTTCGTGAAAGTGCGTGCTTTTGTAGGAATCGTCAGAGCTAAAATACGCAATAACGTGACTGACGGATTCATAATAACCTCGGCCTTCTTCTTTCCTTGCTTTAGAAATACGAACAAGCGGAGGAAGCTTCTCCACAATCTCCGGATCGACCATCCTCAGAAATTCATTCATGTTTTTTAGAATAGTCGCTTTCCCGGAATCGGAAAATTCGCTGGAAATTTTCTTAAAGGAAATATCTTCATCATCCCTCTCATAGAGGTTTTTATAGATTTTCTCCTTCATCCAATTCCTCTTGGGATGCCGGTTTTTCAAGGCATGTAAAAATGATTGCACCTGGCCTAATGTCGCCTCCCCGCGCGGACGCAACCCCGCTTTTTTCATCAAGCCCGCCATAGCAGAATCCTTTCTTTCAGGCTCAAACAAATCAAGCGTCATTTGCAACGGTGATATTTCTACCGGATTTTCCTGCTCCGCCTGCCGCTGCATGCGCTGGGCAAGCTCACGGGCCGGGATGGCAAGCCGTCCGTCTTTGTCCAGGGCATCCACTCCAAGACGCTTCTTGAGGCTTTCCCGGAGCCGGGCGGCAAGGGCCGGGTCTTTTATCTTTTGAACGGAGGCAGAGCGGTTCATGAGGCGTTCCGGCATCGTTGCCCCGAAACGGGACATGTCCACCGGACCGGGAGTCCAGTTGGGGCCGATCAGACCGTCCTGGATGCACTCGGCGCGGGAAACGGATTCAATGTCCATCCAAGAGTTGAAGCCGTAGAGCGGCCAGGGCAGCAGGAAGCCCCCAATGGCCGGAGAATTCATCTCAACGGCCCAAAATTGGAAGTCCGTCTTGAGGCGGACGGCGCCTTCATGCAGGACATGTAGCGGGCGGGGCATCCTGGCGCCCGGATGCCTGACGAATCGCCATGCCGGGTAGGAGTAGAGCATTTCCGGAGTCATGCCGCTTTCCCAGCGGGCCTGACCATAGCAGGAGCGGGTGTAGGTGTCGAAAATGAGCGCCAGACGCAACCGGGCCCCGATATTGGTAATATGGTTGTCGCGGGCATCCGGAGACATTCCTTCCGCAGCCATAAAAGCGCGGGCCTTGGCAATAAAGTCCGCCTTGCCCTGCATCACGCCCACCGTTGTTGACGTGCCGTCCGGAAGTATGATCTCCTGCTTTTTGCCGGATAAAAAGTCGTCAAGCATGTCGGCGAGGCGTTGCAGGAACTGCGCTTTTTCAACGTTCGCCGTAAAAATAGAATTCACTCGTTCCGCGGCGGGCAGCATAGCCCGTTCGCGTGTAGACATGGGACGAGCATCTATCTTTTTACGCCGGAATATATCAACGGGAGTTACCATTTTCGCTTTGAATTTCATTGTCGTCCCGAAATAAGGGTAAGTCATCCGTTTTTTCAGGATATGTAATTTCCGATTCTTCCGGGATTTCCCGGTCATAAATTCCAAGGCGTTTATTATAGCGGAGAAGAAGCAATGCCCGGCGCTGGGCTTCCATGTAATCGTGTGTTTCCAATCCGATACAAATTCTCATTCTTTTGCGCTTGGGTCCCAAATAAAGGGATATTCTCAAGGCATGAGATCCGCAGGGTTGAGTAATAATGTCCAGTTTTTTCATGATTTATTGACGGGGTAATTCTGTTCTTCCTCGTATTTTGTGAGTTCCGCGGTCCAGCGGAATTGAATACGCCCCAGCCGGCCGAAGCGGTTTTTGCCGATGATCCACTGCGCTTCCGTGGGGTCGTGCTTGTCGGGCTTGTACATGTAGGGGCGGTGGATCATGATGATCTGGTCGGCGTCCTGCTCAATGGAGCCGGAGTCGCGCAGGTCGGAAACGACCGGTTTGCCCTGGGCGTTCCCGGCTCTTTTTTCCACGTCGCGGTTGAGCTGGGCCAGCACCAGGACGGGAATATTGAGTTCCTTGGCCAGGGATTTGAGGCCGGCGGAGATTTCCGAGACTTCCCGTTCCCGGCTTCCCCGGGCCTGCTGGGTCGTGGAGCGCACCAGCTGCAGGTAGTCCACGCCGATGCATTTGACGCCGTGTTCCCGGACCATCCGGCGGCCCCGGGCTCTGATGCTGTCAATGGTGAGGGAGCTTTCGTCGTCGATGTGCAGCGGGGCGGCCGTGATTTTCCTGACGGCGGCCGTGAAATGCTGCTGCTGTCCGACCGTCATCGGCTTGCCGCGGCGGATGTCGTCGGAGTTGATGCCGGCCATGCCGTAGAGGATGCGTTCCAGGAGCTGGGATTTCGGCATTTCCAGGCTGAACATGCCCACGGGGGTTCCCTCAAGGCAGATGTTGGTGAGGATGTTGACCAGGGCGGCGGTTTTCCCGACTCCGGGCCGGGCGGCAAGCACGATCATGGCGCCGGGCTGCAGGCCGTCCAGGGTCAGGTCCAGGCGGCGGTATCCGGAGGATATTCCTTTGATGGCGCCGGGGTTGTTCATGCGCCATTGCAGGTTTTCAATGATGGTTCCCACGGCTCCGCGGATGGTTTCGGTCTGGCGGACGCCGCACCGGTCCCGCAGGGCGGACATGCCGCGCTCGGCTTCATCAAGGGCTTCTTCCGCGCTTTTGAGCTGATCGCCGGCAGCTTCCGCCATCCGGGAGGCAAACGAGAGCAGCGCATGTTTTTTGGCGGCTTCCGTGACCATTTCCAGGGCGGCGGCGGTTTTGTACCGGGCAAGGGCTCCGTAGGTGGCCGTCTCCACGACTCCGGCGTGCCCTCCCACGGCGTCAAGCTGGCCCTGGGCTTCAAGGCGGGCGATGACGGTGAGGGCGTCCACGGTTCCTCCCGTGCCGGCGACGGTTTCCAGGGCGGTCCAGATTTGCTGGTGCGCCGGGAGGCTGAATGTCTGGCGGCTGATGCCCTTGTCCCGGAGGTCCGCAAAGGCCTGGGAGCCGTCCATTGCCTGGGAGAGCACCAGTTTTTCAGCGTCAATGAGTGTTTGAGAGTCGATCATGTTTTTTTGAAATTGTTGATTGTTAAAGTTCTTCAAGGTTGCTGTAAGGGTCTTTGTCTGTTCCCGGCTGTACCGGATGATTGACGGCGTAGGAGGTGGCGAAGCTGATGGCGTCGGATTGCCATTTGGTCACGGGGATGCCGTTGCGGGTCCAGTTGACGGCATCCCGGCTTCCCCAGTAGGCTGTGGCGCAGTCCGGTATCTGGTCGGGGGTTAAACGCACACGCCCCGCAAAGGCCGCGGCCCGAAGATGGTCTTCGACTTCTTCCACGGTGCACGGAAGGGGGGTAGAGGGGGTATTATTCGTCTTCGTCTCCGACTCCGTCTTAGTGTGCATATGCTGCGCATCTGCTAAGCATGTGCTGCGCATATGTGCATCAGGCGCAGGGTATTTGCTTTTCTTGCTCCGTACCTGTTGCCGGAAGTTGGTCACTTCCAGATATTCTTTTCCCTCGATGGAGTACAGGACGACGAGCCGGGCTGCCTCACAGGATTTGAGGCAACGTTGAACGGAATCCTCCCTCATGGAGTCGAGTTTCAAGGGGTACAGGGCAGAGCGTAGAACAGACGAACGGGCGTCAAAACGTCCAAAGTCGTCTACAACGGAGAGCAAGCGGCGGAAAAATACCTCCGCTTCCCAGCTCAGAGAATTAACCGCTTCGCTGGTTAAAATCCCTTCTCTGATTATTCTATTTGGCATATCAAAAAAGTGTCAGTTGGGGGTTGTAGATTTCATAAAGACCAGGAAGACGGTCTTCCCGCGGCGGTGTCCGAACAAAGGTTCATGGCTGGCCAGCTTCAACACTTCTGCCGTGCTGACCTGATCCTCACACCATTTGAACACCAGAACGCCGCCCGGTTCCAAAACCCGGAAACACTCCTGGAATCCGGCCTTCAAATCCTCCTGCCAAGTCTCCCTGTCCAGTTTTCCGTATTTCTTGGCCAGCCAGGACGATTCCCCGGCGTGAATCAGGTGCGGAGGGTCGAACACGACAAGGCGAAACGCCCCGTCGCTGAAAGGCATGGCCCGGAAGTCTCCGACGACGTCCGGCTTGATTTCCAGGGTTCGCCCGTCGCAAAGCGTGTGCGTTTCCTCCCGGCGGTCCATGAACACCACGTCAGGATGGCGGCGGTCAAACCAGAACATGCGGGAGCCGCAGCAGGCGTCAAGAATGGCTTTCATTCCCCCTCCTTTCCGTCCGCCAGGGTTTCCCCCACCTGGGCGGGTGCGTTTTCCAGCGAGTTATGCGGATTCACATCCGTGTTCTCCCCCGCGGCGTCCGCCGTGTATTTCAGAGCCCTCCCCTTGTCATCAATAGGAATCCACGGCTTATTCCAGACATGCCTCATGCGGAGAGCATTAAGCCTCCGGGCTGCTTTTCGCATGGTCTCATACCTTTTTCCGTGTTCATGATCTCCGTCCCTAAAGAAAACGCGACGGAGAAACGCATTTTCACGACGACGAAATATCCGGAGCCATTTTCGGTGATACCTGTTCACTCTCCCTCCTTTCTCGGCTCCCAGTTGACAGCAAATCCCTCGTTGATGCAGGGGTTACAAACAACCGGTATGGGTTTAATATTGTTATAAGCGCAGTTGTAGCAATCGCGACGGATTAAAGGCACCGCCCACGCCCTGCACGCGGCCCGCTTCTGGCGGACGGTATGGATTTTCCCGGCAAGGTCCGTTGCCATTCTTAAGATCCTTTTTTCAGAGGGCATCAAAAGGTAATATGGCTCTCCAAATTCATGAATGGCGTGTTGCCGGATTTTCTGAATGGTTTCCCTGACGGACTCCACGGATTTTCCGCATTCGTAAAACGCTTTCTGTTCAGGCGTCATCTTCATTTTCTTTTTCCTCATATTTTAAGTAGACTTCAATCGCTTTAAGAAATCCTTTGTATTGGCCCGCTAAATAGAGGTAATACCCAAATGAGAAAATGGATACTAAAACAACTATAAGTTGCGCAATATCAAATATCATTGCTTCCTCCTTTCTGCTCAAGCTCCCAGGGCCATTGTTTAATCTCGTCCACATCGTAGGGAAGTGCATTCCCATATACATCCTGAAGATATATTTTCCCCCGGTCTACGTTTGTATAAAGTACTGTATGTGTATCATCACTAAAACGAACCATGACGTTATCACCCTGCCCTAACCGCATGATGGGGGGAAACTTGGAGACATATTCTTTCCATCCATCATGATGGTTGAATCCAATCTTGCAGGTAGGGCAACCAAACAATTTGGCCGTAGTAGCGTAATATGGATTAGTTCCTATTGCGCATAAGAAATATTCTGAATTTGTTCCGCACAGCGGGCATTTAGGCGTTTTCATCGGGTTCCTTTCTCAATCAAGGCTTTAAGTTCATCAGAACAACGGAGGCGTGAAGCATTTTTCACCGTGCAAATAAGGTGCTGCGCCCACCGGGCATGCCGTTTCGTGGGGTACTCCATTCGATAGCGGGCGATAAGCCCTTTGTGGTGAACAATCGCGGCCTGAACTTCATATTTCCCATCGTCGGTTTTCTTCATGGGGCAAACCTGCTGGACGATGATGTGAGGGTTCCGTTTCATGGTTCCTCCTTCTTCTTAAATTGTTCAACGCTCTTAACCTGAAAGGCCTTGAATCCTGTTCCGTCCAGATAGCAGCGCCCAAACTGGCAAAGGCCGAACGCATCGGCGGCATTGTTATTGCCGATTTCAACGAGCCAGTTCCTAAGGCAATGCATCATCATGGCGGCTTTTTCCGCCTGCCCTTTCCCGGTAACAAATTTTTTCAATGTCGCCGGGGCGACGGCAATGTACCGATACCCCATGCGGTGAAGAGACAGGCGGACAACACCGCCCAGTTCCGCAAGGGCCGCCAGGCTTAGAGAGTTGCCGAAGGCATAGTTTTCAATCACGACAAGATCGGGCATTTCCGCCTCAACGAGGCGTGTAATGGCGTCATCTATATAATCAAGCCGGGACGCCCCCCGCCTGGCAGTTTTAATGACGCCCCATTTACGGCGTTCGTCGGCGGCGTCTATCGCCCACCCCGTAGAGGTGAGCGACAGATCAAGACCCAGTACACAGTTGTTCATGGCTGTTGATTAGAAGGGGATTTCGTCTTCTTCCGCCGGCGGTCCCGCCGTGGCGCTCATGTGGTTGTTGGCTGGCAGGTCCGCCGGGCGCGGAGGCAGGGACGCTCCGCCGCGCCCCGCCGCTGCCCTGTCCTGAGCCGCCATGATGGCCCGGGCTTCGTCCGGCCCCAGCACGTCTTCGCAGTTGCTGAATTCGGGATAAGTCCCGTCCGCCCTGGGCTTGTCTCCCTGTCTGACGCTGAGCCGGACGTAGCAGGGCTTGCCGAGGTATTCCGCCGGGTTGATGATGACCTGCTGGCCGGGTTGGTAGACGTTCCCGGTGACGTTTTTGACGAACAGGTCGATTTTCCAGGCCAGGTCTTTCGAGTTGGTCAGGTAGTAACGGACCGTCGCCGCCCCTTCAGGGCCGAAGGCTCTGATGTGGACGGCCAGCTGCGGGCATCCCCGCGTTTTGGCGCCCTGGGAGATTCCTTCTTCCATTTTGACGATTTTTCCTTCGTAGACGCCCGCGGGGAGGAATCCGTATTCGCTGGGCTCGCCTTCTGATATGTAACTGAACATAATGGTTATTTGGTGGTTGCGGTTTTGGAGACGGAGATTTTTTTGACGTAGGAGGATCCGGCCCCCGTCCTGACCAGTTCTTCCGGGAATTGTTGTTCCGGCAATGCTTCCGCGAACAGGGCGCGGAAGACGTCCGCCTTGAGCGGGCCATAGGATTTCAGGAGTTTCGGGACGCCAATCCAGGTGGCGTATTTGGCCACGTCTTCCGGAGCGACGGTGTCCGTGCCTTTCCGGGAGACGCACCTGAATCCGGGGACTTCCGTTCCGTTGTTGAGGTAGTCGAGGATTTTTTCTTTTCCCTTTTTGACGTAACTTTCCAGCACAGCCGCCTTGGTGACGAATTCCGCCAGCCTGGACGGGTTTTCCGCAATTTCGGCGAAGCTTTCTTCCAGCGTTCCGGCTTCCGCCAGGGTCAGCATTTCCTGCGCCGCCCGGTTCCGCAGCGGGCAGGTGTCCTGCGAGGCGCACCAGCCGCAGTAGTCGCAGAGGCGCGGCCCGCCGCCGCGGTCAACGGCGTCCACCACGCCGTTGACGATGGAGATGGCTTCCCGGTAGGTGAATTTCCGGGTGACGATTTGCTGCTGGTCGCAGTAGAGGAGGTGGCAGGTGATTTCATCCAGGAATTCCCGTTCCATGAAGGATTTCGCGTAAGAGGCCTGCTGTTCCCAGTAGTTGCGGATTTGGCCGCTTTTGAGGTCGAAGAGCTTGCCCAGCGCGGGGCAGAGGCAGTCCGCTTCCCCGCCTGTCACGCGGGGGTGCCATTGCGGGAAGGCGCAGCGGTTTTTGTCGGCAATGACTTCTTCGCCGGAGCAGAGCGTCCGGACCGTTTTCACCGCCCAGAGGATGGATTCTTTTTCATCGGCTTTCAGGTGTTCACATGCCCTGAATTCGTCCACGCCCATGAGCAGGGACCGGAAGGCGTCGTCCATCCGGGTTCCCCTCTGGGCCGCTTCCCCCGCGTCGGGGGAGGAGACGTAGCAGGGGCATTGCGCCAGCTTGGGGAGCAGGGACGGCCTCAATAGTTCCGTGGCCGGGGCCGGACGGGGCCCGGCAATGTCAGCGAGGATTTTTTGCAGGTCGTCCAGGTTGACGGCGTATTCCGCTCCGTCCAGGGAGAGGACGGCATGCCCGGTTTCGCGGGCGACGTTGATGCAGGAGACGGTTTTCATCGGGCGGCAGGGGTGTTGTGCTGCAGAACGGCCGTGTTGAATCGGTCGGGGGCGGAGAGGATGAAGGAGGCGAATTTTTCCGAGACGGCTTCAAGGCCCTGCCCCGGCTGGATTTCCTTTTTGTACGCGAGGAAGTTCAGCGCTCCCGGCACGTCGTTGATGACCGCGGCCAGTTGGTCCGCCAGGGAGGAAGCCGGTTTTTCCTGCTGTGCGGGAGGCGGCGCCTGCTTTTCGCCGGCCGGAGCGTTCTCGGAAGGTCCGCAGCCCTCTCCAAACAGCAGGCGGGAGATTTCCCCGGCGTCCATCGCCATGACCGCGGGCATCCCGTGCCGGTTTTTGGCTTCCCACGGGGCAGAAGGAGAGGTGTAGACCATGCGTTGGTTTCCTCCATGTCCCTTGCCGTCCTGGACTGTTACGACGAAGTTGCAGAAAAGCATGGCGTCAGCCCATTCCTTGACCAGCGGCGCGACAAATTTGGAGAGGTTCAGTTCGTGTTTGTCGTAGGCGCCGGCTGTTTCCGGCATTTCAAATTTGACGCGGCGGGAGTGTCCCACCAGCACCACATTCATTCCTGCGCTCATCAACGCGTTGAGACGTGACAAGAGATCCATGGCCACAGGTTCGATCATCTTGTACCCCTTGCCGTATCCAAAATCTTCAATGGATTTCAGGGAGGCGTTGGCCCGCTTATTGTGTTCCCTGATGAAGGCGTTCACAAACAAACGCTCGCACCAGTCTATGGAATCAATGATGACCGTCCGGAATTCGTGCCCGCCCTGCGTCAATTCTTCTATCGCATTGATCACGTCTCCGTAGCTCCGGCAGTCCAGCCGGGCAACGTCGATGTGGGAAGATCCCTGTTCCGTGTCCAGCAGAACAGGGGCGGGCAGCCCGGCCGCCAGCGTGGATTTTCCCACGCCTTCCGGCCCGTAGATGATGACTCGCTGCGGACGCTGCTGCACTCCGCGCTTGATGTTTTGTAATAGGCTCATATTATTGTCTTGTTTGATTGTATTCAGGTCGGGTGTCAGTTCCTGCTGGCCCCGGCCTTTTTGGTTATGGGTAGTTGGAAAGGGTACTGACGGAGTTACGTTTCCGCTTAGCGGGAGGTTTGTTCATGTCCGTCCTGGTTTTGGATGTCTTTTGGGTCAAATACCTGTACACGCTTATCGCGGAAATTCTGTATTCGCGTTGATTGGTGCCAATGTCTTCTATTTCATGGTTCTGCAACAGGTTACGAACCTTTTTCCTACCCCATAAACAAGCAGGGTGTTTCCGCAGATCCTCAAGGGTAAGCCATATTTTGCCGTCGAACATGCGAGTGGCATTCTCTTCCTCGGACTCATTCAAAATCAGCAAGCCACGTTCATGAAGGGATTCTATGGTTTGCTCCACAATAGAGGTTACAAATTGATCTAATCCGTTCATAATTCACTAAGATTTAACGATGAAATAAATGATCGTGAAAATCCCAACCAGCAGAGCGGAAAAGACAAGGTTCTGTACGATACCGGGCCGGGGGTTGAGTTCGTCTTCCGGAAAGCCTATCGGGCGGCCGTAAAGGGATTCCATTTTCTCGGTGCGGTCGCGGCGCAACCAGTATTGTTCGTTCGTCATTTTTTCCATTGTTGTTCAAGGTTGGGTTAAAGCTCGTGCCAGCCGAGCAGCTTCAATTCTTCGATCAGGGCTTCTTCCATAATTCAGTCGTCGTAGTGTCCGTCGGGGTTGTCGCACTGCTCGGCGTGATCCACTTCCCACTGGTCAATCGCTAATTCCAGCTCGTCCTTGAGGCCCTCCGCTTCCCGGATGGCGACGTATTCGCCATTCACCCGGATGCACCGGTCTTCGTTGTCGTATTCAATAAGCATTGTTAGGTTTGAAAGATTTAGGATTATCAGATACATTCTCCTCCATGTTCGGAGGAATTAGTTGGTCCAACATCATTGAAGGAATCTGCATCACAGTTGGCTCCACAGTCGCCTTGACTCTCCTCTACCGATTCAGAAAAATCATTGCCGCTTGGTTGAAAAGGAGGTTCAACCGCCTTTGCCGCTTCATGAAAATAAGCCAGTGCTTCCCGCGCCACACTTTTGAGTTCCGCCGCCTTATCCGCCAGAACTGCCAGCTCACGCGCGCCAATAACAGGCTTCGTGTAGAGCTCGGCAAGATTGATCTCCAGGAAATCCAACGAGATAAACAATTGCGAGAGGCACAAGAGAAACTTCTCATTTTTGCGGCGGAACTCCAGGAATGGAGCTGGGAAGATGTTTCCATGGAATTTCAATGGTCTTTGGCATTTACTCAATTTGTGGTGGATGCCTGTATGAGGGATAACATGGTTGAGGGGTCCTCCTGGTTCGATGCATTTGAGAACAGAAATAGTTTTTCCATCACTCATAAGGGGAGAAGCTATCTCTTCAGTAAGGGGCTTTTGAGTATCGACTGACTTCATGCCGCGGGCTCCTTTCTGTTGAGAACTTTTTCCGCCTCCTGCTCAAGAAGCGCGGTGATGAGGATGGAGGGCTTCAAGCCCGTCGCCTGAATGGCCTTTTTCAGCCACTCCTGCGTCTTCGGTTTCGGTTTAGCGATGATCGTGTTCATTGTTGTGATTCGTAACTTGTGACTCCTTTTTATTACATTCTGTATCATTGTCAATAGAGAAATTACTTTTTTTTATTCCTTGCAAAAAAAAATCACTTTGTTATAACAAATGCATGCCTGAAAATTTTAGAGAAGAAATACGTAAATGGCTTGAGGTAAAAGGCGTTAGCCGTGAAACACTGGCGAATGAGGCCGGGTACAATGTCGTATACCTCAATGGATTGCTAACCTGCCGCCCCATTACCCCGAAAGCGGAACGTAACCTCCGAGCCGCGATGAAGCGCATTGAGGAAGCCCCGGCGGAAGACCTCTCCAGCATCCTCATCAAGCTCCCCGTGGAAACGGCTGAAAAAATCCAGACCGCCGCCGACAAGCTCAAGATGGACATTGACGCCTTCGTCGCCATGGTACTGGGGAAGAAAAAGTAGTTCATGCCGCGGGCTTCTTGGATTCAGAGTTCTTCTTCCGAGGCTGCGAACTACGGTCTTTTGCCTTCTGGCGGAAATCCATGATGGCGCCGATAACGAGAGCCCGGCCGCTCAAGCCTGTAGCGGCCTGCGCCTCCCGGAACCACTCTCGCACTTCTTGCGTTTCTTTTTTCAGGTCGATGATCAT